GATTCATTTAATTCAGAAAGATTTGCAGGATCTGCAAGAGATAGTGTATCTCCTGTTAATACAATAGGGGCAGATGCTGCAAGATTGGTATTAGAACTAATATCTATACTAGATAATGTAGCAAGAGAACCCAAACCAAGATTACTTCTTGCAGTTCCTACATTAGCAAGATCAGATAAATTGCTTGCCTTTGCAAGTTTAGTTCCTATGCTTGTAGTAATAGTTGAAGAAAAAGATGCATCGTCATTTAATGCCGCAGCAAGTTCATTCAAAGTATTCAATGCACCGGGCGCAGAATCAACCAATGAAGTTACTTCAGAATCAACATATGCCTTGATAGATTGTTGGGATGCTGCATGAGTTGCAGAATCGGATGCCATGTTATCTTCATCTTTCAAATCTAAAGAAACACTAACTGTGCCGCTTGTTCCCCCCCCTGTAAGCCCACTTCCTGCTGTAACCCCTGTAATATCGCCCACCTGTGTTGTATAGCCGTAGGATTCAATTTTATCCGCAATAGCAGCCGATGTCATTATTGATGTATTGTTATCTGCAAAAGATTCACTACTCAATTGTATAGTATTAGCAGCAAATTCAGCAATGGTTAATCCTGATACATTCAATGTAACTGCACCTGATGCACCACCGCCGGATAAACCCGTTCCGGCAGTTATCGCAGTAATGTCTCCTGCAACTGCTGAAGTAATCCATGTAGTACCATTCCCAACTATTGTATGTCCATCAGTAGGGGTAAGGTTTGCTATTGCGGCCAAATCTCCATCATAGGTTTGAAACGTAGTAGAACCAACAACTGCCCCTGTTGCAGGATTAACAAACACATCGTCTGATGTTGCTAACGATGCAAAAGTAACAACCTCACATTGTAATGTATATCTAAATAGTTTCTTTGTTCTATCCGACAAATCAGTTCTTGTCTTGTATATCACTCTATCAAAATTAGTTCCATCTCCCTTACGGAATGCATAAAGTATTCTTCTTACCTCATCTCTTAATTCACTAAGTCTCTCTCTACTTTGTGCGGTTCTAACATCAATTGTAATATTGACGTGTTCGTTTACATAGTCATACAATAACTCAGGTTGTGCTTCATTATGTGCTGTTTCAAATATACGAATAATGTCGCCATCAAGCATTCTTACTCTTTTAGCATCTCCTTTATCTAAATCTGCAATATCTTCGATAGAAGGTGCAGGTGGCTTAGACCAATTGGTTACTAGAATATTTCTAAGACCTATAATTGCATCAGCCATTTCCTTTCACCGCCTCGGATACCTTGTCATTGGCTATCTTTATATTTAGATTCAATGGACTATCTTTTATCATTTTACCTACGATCATGGAAATTTCTTTATCAGTATAGTCTAAGCCATCAATAGCATCCATTTCTCTTTCTTTAATTTCTAAAATTTGTTGTTTAGATTCAACAGATGTAAGAAAAAAATCTAATGCTTGTTTATACTTTTTAAGAGCCGCTTGTTGCATCTCAAGGTATTCAATTTCTGACACAATGATTAACCACCCATACCTGCTACTATGATGCCCTCTTGGTATGGGATTAACATACTTTTGACTTCTTCTGTTAATTTTTGTATTTTTGCATTCAAATCTATTCCCGCCGCACCTTCAGGAAACATAGCCGTGTAGTCATCGGTTAGCATAATATCAATAGCAACTAATTTAGTGCAAGCATCTTCTATTGCCTTATCTAAATATCTCTCACCATAAACGTATGAAAACTTTAGACTATGATTTTCAAAGAAAGGATATTGATTATTAAATAAAATAGCCCCTGTATCTTCCATAGACCACCAATCTTTTTGTCGCTGTTCTTCAGTAGCATCACAAGAAAATGTTGTTTGATGTATTTCTAAACCATTAGTAAGATTTGCTTGGAAAGATGAAGTCAAGTCATCCGCTATTGTTATGGAATTACCGTTTCTCGTGCATCTAGCAACACGCATGGTTGCACCTGTACCATAATAATACAAGCCATTGCCTTGAACAAAGCCCGAAGCATCGGAAAGAACAAATGTGCTGCCGGTAGAGGTAACTGTTGATTTTGCAGTATTTGCTAATGAAAAGTTAAAACAACTACTATTTGTAACTGCGATTGTTGAAGAGTTTCCTTCATCCAAAGATCTTGTGCTACTAATCAATACCTTACCATCTCCTTCATCGCTGTTACCTGTTGCTAAAAATTCATGACTTACATTCAATGCTAAACCACCTTCGGTCATAGTGCCTATCTGTAAAGCGGCTTTAGATGATTGAGAATCTTGATTAATTAAATTGGCAATTTCTCCTGCTACTGTTTTTGGCCCGAAGTCTTTACCCCATGTGCTAGATGTTGAGCCACTTGTCAAAGTTGCAACATGAGCAATATTAGGGCATAGGAATATTTTATCAGTAGAATTAAATAAATGAGTATTCTCTACATTTAATTTTAATTTAGATGCTGCTAATTCTTTGTATTCATCCCCTTGCCAAACACCCATTCTTATTACTCTTTGAATTGGTCGGTGGCTAAGATAGACTGCCCCTACATAATCAGTATAGTATCTACGGCGGTAAGGTTTGAATGTTGTAAAGTTTTGATACTCATCTACGATTAATCTTGGCCTCCATGCCATTCTGCAAACTCTATCAATGTAATCTTGTTTAATTTTTATTAATGTTTCAACTTGTGATTTACTAATTCCTCTTTGAGAACTATTCGATAAAACATTTGATGGTTGAACATATGCACTATTTGCAGTTGTATATGCTGTTCCCTGATCGGTTGCTTTTAGATTAATTACTCCCGATGCACCCCCCGATACAATTCCTGTTAATGTGTATGATTTACCTAATGCATCTGCATCATCATATACAGTAACTACATCTCCTGTTGCAAATCCCCATCTTCTGTAATCTTCGCCGGATATTGGTATTTTGATAACTGTAACTCCGCTTTCTGAACCTGTGCTTGTATTTGCCGCTAGAGCAGTAGGTCTTGGTGCAGGTAATTGTAAAAATGCCTCTACCTTTGCTACTGTTGAATATACTAATTCATCAGGATAAAGGGGTTGGTCGGGTCTATGCCCCGGTGAAAATACTCTTGGCATTTGTCATCCCCCTTATCTCCCTAAGTTGTAATCCATGTCTGCATTGCATCCCGCACATCGAGGAGTCCAACAAAAATGTAGGAGGCTGCACTTGGCACATCTAGTTCCCGAACCTATGTTTTGAATATCAAACCTTTCTCTTTTTGATAGTTTGACTCTTACATCTGCCGATTGAGCAAGATTCCTAGAACTAAAAGGTGATTCTGATTCTGCTATTGCCCCATCATCTGAAACAATTTCTGCCATGCGTACCTTACGGCGGCGTTCTATTTCGTGTGCTTCTTCAAAGCAAATATCGCCTAATTCTAATGAGGGCATTTACAAGCCCCCGATTAGGCTCGGCCACCTGTTACGGTGATGTATATGTCTTGCCCTGAAAGGTCGGTGGAGTCTGCTACTGCATCGAGAGAAGCACCATCCGCCCCTGCTTCGTAAGCAAGGATTTTCTTTGCTGATCTATCGTATGCCCAAACATACCCTCCAATATCAGATTCAATGTGAACCGTTTCAATATTTGAGACATAAGCAGTAAGGTCTAGTAATTCACCTGCGGCTAACCATGAGGTGTCAGGTGTTACTTTCAAAGCAACAGTTAGTCTGTTGCCCGTTACATTTGTTCTTCCAAGTTGCGCTACTGTAAGTGCCATACAAACCAATCCTTATGTGCAATCCTATTTAACTACTATTTTTTTTATTACTCGTGGATTACAAGCACTCTTGCTGTCGTACCGTTTGTAAAAACACCATTTGTAGTTTCTAATTTGAATGTTACAGCACCGCATACGAGTCCACTCCACGGTGCGGGTTCATCAATTGTTTTTCCGCCGGTAGTAATACTAGCAGGTGCGCTTACAGTAAAGTGAAGTCCACTTGTATTCCCACCATCTGCATTCATGTTACCGCCTTCGGATGTTTGGAAATTATATGCGCCTGTTACAGCAGTTCTAACATCAAAGTTTGCAATTTCATCACAATAAGTGTAGTTCAAAGGTGTTCCTGCTGAATCTTTTAGATCCATCAATATATTGAATTTTCCGGTTGTTGCTGCATTTGCATTACAAGTAAGCCTACTAACATCAAGAACAACCCTGCCTACTTTACCATTCATTTGAATGGTTTCAGTAATCGTGTTTGTTCCGTCTGCTGTAAGAGTAACCATTTTTCGATTTACTCTAATCCTACTTGCATAACGGCCTACGCCATCATCAATATCAAAATCAGCCATCAGTTAGACCCCGCAACGTATTCGCGGGCTAAATCAGTCATAGATGCTTTTGTTGATGTGTTAGCAGTTTTAATATCCCTTGCTGAACACCATGCCATCATTTGCGCTCTTGTCAAAGAAGAAGAAAATCCTTCTGCTTCAAGTAGAGCCTCAACGTCTAACATAGTTACTGCTTCAGGAGTAGTAATTACTTCTTCTTCAACAACCTCTTCTACAACAGGTGTTTCTACAACAGGTGCTTCTACAACTTCAGGTTCTAATACTTCAAGCATTTTCTTCTGAGTCTTTGTAGTTTTAGCATCTGCCCCTTCAACAACCCATGATTTAGAACCATTTGCTATCATAGGCATGATCTTAGTTGTGATGAAAGTTTCATCAATATCATCTCTTACCATGCCTCTTGAGAACCCAATAGTAAGCCCATTTATTCTGAACTCAGTATAGGGTCGTGCGCCTACATACCGTAGTGATAGTGCCATTAAGCACACCTCAACGGTATAGGAAAGTAATTCTTACTGTATCCCCGTCCTGACCTGCGGAAGCAGGAGTCAGTTTTAGTAGGGTATTTGTTGATACGTTCCCTGCAACTGTGAAAGCGTTTCCACCCGCAGTTGTTATGTTGTGTGCGCTAAGGATACCGATTAATGCAGTTCCTGTTATTGCGTTTGTTGATAGTGCAAGATCGTATGCGAGAGCCGCATCTCCATCTGTTACTACTACATCTACTACGCCCATGCTGATAGTGCCTGTTGCAGCACCTGTTTGCCAAGTAGTATCATCAGACCCTACTCCTGCCCATAGTCGTGTATCTAGTATTGCTGTTCCGTTTCCGGTTAAATTAGTGTTAGCCATATTCATTTCCTCCGTTTATTTCCTACACTTGCACTTAAGCAGCAATATCCCTCACTTTTCCGTGTGCGCGGTAGAATAGTTGCCATAGTTCACCCATAGTGTGAAACATACCCATTTGCCCTAGTCTGTTGATTCCGAAAGGATCTCCGGTTTCGATACCTGACTCGTGGTATAGGGTTGGTTTTGCTGTGCAGAAATACATATAATCTGTATCCATGAAATACATTCTTGAAAGTTCGCCTGATTCTGCGAAAACGTCTTTGGATGGGATTAGTGGCACACCGTTGTATGTTGCAACTACGAAACCTGCTTCCATACCCGGAACACCCTTTACACCGTTTACACCCGGCACAACTCTCTTCATTTCAGTAAATCTTTGCTGTGGTTGTAAGAGTTGTTGGATTTTCTCTAATGTATCGTATCCTGTAAGGATAACTTTAGGCTGTCCTCCTTTCTCCCATACACTTCTGAACATTCCGTCTAAGATGTTTAGAGACAATGCTCTTGCTGCACCTGCTGCCCCTGCATCAACATTAGCATCATACCATTGAGCAGACCCTGCCCCTGCGCCATTACGGGTAATGCTGTATTGGTTGTGGTCTGTAATTGCAGATACGAAATCTGTTGCAGATTCTGTAAAGGAAGATGATAAAGCACGATCTAGGCTTTGGAAATTGTTTCCTGCTAGTGTATCTACATCTTCTAATAGCATTTTATTGATGTGTTCAGCGTGGTGTTTTGCCATTTCCATCTTCATAACTGCTCTTGCATCTCCAAGACCGTCATCTTTGTCTGCTAGGAACATTGCTGTTTCTGATAGGTCGAAAGTGTGCGCTACTGTTCTTGGTTTTGTGCTGACTTCTTCAAATACAGGCTTGCTTGTGTCAGGTAGTGTTCCGTTTTCTGCAACACCGCCACCGCTTGTGAATGATGGTTTGTCAGTAACGACCCTCCAACCACTCTTTTCCCACGGTTTCTTAGGTAGTATAGAAAATGCATTGAACTCTTGGTTCAGTTGCGACCAAACTTTACGGCCAAATATAGCCTGATAAGTTCCGGTTGTGCTGCTCACTAAAGGCGAGTCAGCCTTCAAAAGGTCTGTACCGGAGTATGCCCATGCGTTAGCACCTGCACCTGCCCCGTAGTATAGCCTTTCCATATCTTCAATTGTGCGTAAGTATCCTCTTGATCCACTCATATTTTTTTCCTCCGTTTATCTCCGTTACCCGAAAGACGCTTATGCGCCTCTCAAAGCCCTCCTTGCTAGATCTTCAGTAGCAATCCAAGCGTCAAGGTCATTGCCCATAGCGGCAAATTCTTCGTGGGTTGGAATGCGAATATCTGAAACATCAGATTTCTGTATAGATGCTGTTGAGACAGCAGTTGAACGTAGTGAATCAATTTCTGCTTTTAATGTAGCAATTTGACCGCTATAATCAGATGCTTTCTGAACTTCTAATGCTCTAGTAGTTTCTGCGTCATAACGTGATTCCCAATCTGACTTAACAAGGGTTTTCAATGCTTCTTCATCTCTTAGAGATGCGTATGCCCTGTATCCACGCTCTAATCCTTCAGACGTAACTTCATTCTTGATGATGTTTTGATTGCCTGATGGTGAATTGTATGCCATGTTTGCAACACCCGGTTGCTTGATGACATATTTGTTTCCACTTGGCCCTTCAAGGGATGGGGCAGGTGCAAGTGTTGCATCTTCTCCTGAACCGATTGGATCTCCTTGTCCTCGGTGTGAATATCCGCCGCTACCTTCTTGTAGGTATGCTTTCTCTAATCCGAAGTGGCCTCTTAGACCATCTAAATCTACTCCTTGTTCGTGAGCAAACTTCTCAAGAGTGTCAATGTATGCTACTGCACCATCATTACTCTTTTTGGCTTCTTTACCATCGGATTTCATATCTTTATCCTCTTTGTCGCCTTTGTATCCCATTTTCTCATCGGATTTTTCTTCGGTCTTTGTTATCGAGTCTGTATCAAGATGTTTTAGTATCCCTGTCAAACTTTCTCTTATCTCTACTAACGCTTCGCTTTCAGTCATTTTATTTACTTCCTGTTCATTATCCATTTTTAGGATTGTATAACGGGCTTCGGGATTAATCCCTTTCTTGCACAAGGTTATCTCGTGCAATTCCAAGTCCGTAATCTCACGGTGGTTTCCATGTTCAGGTGTATGCTTAGATACACGGAACAATGCTTGCCCACCTATTGAAAAGGCACGAAGATCACCATCTCGTACCTGCTTTTGCACTTCTCGTGCTTT